TTCCTTTCTTCTTTGCTTGTACTGACGATAGTTGAGAGTCATAGGAGTACCCAATTTTTTCATCACCAGCTCCATAAAGAAATGCATACGTTACCGTTTTGACTTGTTTACGTGTAATACCTATTTTATCTGCGTTGGTCTGGTGGATGTCTCCATTGAGGAGGATCTCTGCATACCTTCCGCCGTCATACCTAGCAAGATAATGACTGAGCATCCTAAGCTCAATACCACTAAGATCAGCGCCGACCATAGTGAGACCTGGGCTTGGTATAAACAGTCGTCTAAATCTTTCATCGCTATTTACTTGTGCCAGGTTAGGATTACGGTGAGCACAGCGATGAGTGTTAGTAGCGACACTACAGTGATGGTGAATCCTTTCATGTGTCGTAGATAGCTTCAGCCAAGCGTTGGTGCCTTCCGAGATCTGACCAAGCATTTTCTGAACCGTCAAACATGTCAGAAACTCCATAGCAATCGGAGATCCAATCTCTTTCAGAATAACTTCGTCGATAACAGGTTTCCCAGTAGCTGTCGTTTGGGTTGGAGTCCAGCCATAGTATGTTTGCAATATCCATGATTGATGATCTCTTGATGTTGGATTAAGTTCTTTCAGTCGAGTAAAGGGTGCACCCTTAACATATCCTTGCGTGCGGTTATCTCTGCGAGGAGTGAACTCTGCTCCTGCGACGTAAGGGTGTCTCCGGCGTAGTGCTGCTTCAGCCTCGCGTAACTCTTCTCTGAGAGTAAATGTAAGTTCCCATGCAGCATTTGTGTCAAATTTCCATCCATGAATTTCTTGCTCAGTAAGGATCTTTTGTACTTGGTGCTCTAATTGCACCCATTCAGGTATTTGTGGAAGTGATGCCATAGCTTTACTGTTACTTGTACATCCTGCACGCAATAGTCTTCCATCTCTTGACTCCACTCTTTCCAATCAGTAGTGGAACCAAACGCACCTTTAAATTCATTTAGTCTGTAGCCGTAAGATTCAAGTGAGTGTCTGCCATATAGTTTTAATGGCATATGTTTCCAATTCATCTTCTTATCCAACTTCATCATATCCGAATGATAAAGACGAGAAAGAAGTAAAGTATCAATAGTTGTAGCAGGAATAGAAAACCAGTCGTAAAGCTTCCTGATGACAGGCAGATCGTAACCAATAATGTTATGACCGAGAATGCTATCAGCGTCCGAAAGCATCTGTAATCCTCTGGTGATAGGTTCTTGCGAACCCGTGTCGTTATAGACGTAAGTTTCTTTGTTATCCAAGTCATGTATAGCAAGGCAGTGGATGGTAGAAACATCTTTCAGTAATCCGTCTGTCTCAATATCAAATACAAGGTTCACTTACCACTCCACACATACGTCTTATCAACGAACTGTGCTTTCTTAATAGCTTCAGGTGTAGGTGGGTTAGGTTTAGAAATCTGTTGTTGGATCGAATTCTTTTTCAGGTTCTGTTTCATGGAACTTACAAGTTTCAAGGTCATACGTTAGTGAACAGGCGATACCAGTTTCGCCGCTATAGCGATTCTTGAGGACTCGCACAGTTGTTGCAGAGTTAGAAGATCCACTCTGCTGATTTCTTTCGAGTGCAATAACTGAGTCAGACAATTGTGCAATTGCTGCACTTCCCCGCAATTGTCCAAGTGTAACTCTTGCTCCTTCTTCATGATTAGTATCTGATGTGGTACGTCTTAAGTGGGAGACAAGAAATAATGCAACACCAGTACGTTCTACAAGAGATCGAAGTCTGGTCATGGTCTGATCAATGATCCGCCTTTCGTCACCATCGAGTCCAGACAAGAGGATGCTGAGGTGATCAAGGAAGATGATTTTGCAGTCAAGCCCTGAGGCAAGATATTCAATCCGATTGTAGATAACATCTGGATCATAAGAACCGAAACCATCAAAGAGATAGAGGTTCCAATCAGCGATAGTGCTATCAAAAGCTTCTGTAAGTTCATCAGTTGTATGTTCTCCTAAGTGAAGTGATTTACCTACAGCAGCAGACATCAAACCTAGAGCTGTTCTACGATTTGATTCCTCAAGTGCCAAATAACCGACTCGTTCTCCAGTTTGGAGTAGGAAAGTTGCAAGCTCCCTGCAGAAGCTGGATTTTCCAATACCGCTGCCAGCAGTGATTGTTGTAAGTTCTCCGTATCGAATACCGTGTAGGAGTAAATTGAGTCCTTGAAAGGGATAATCATGGTCATTAGGTGGATTAGGTTTAGTGATCTCTTTTAGTAGGCTTTTACCTTCTACAATACCGTCAGGTTTGTATGCCTTTCGATCGTAATAAGCCTGTTTGATAGCAGCACTATCGTTAGCCTGCCAAGCGTCTGAGAGGTCTTTGTAATCGTCTAGACGGGCTATGAAAACCTTACCAGGTGGTAATACTCCTGCAGCTTCCTTAGCAGCCTTCTGACCGGCTTCATCGTTATCGAACCATAGAATGATGTTGTCATAGCCTTGAAGAAATTCATAGTTCTTTTGAACTGCTTTCTTCGCTCCGGCTGCTCCGTTCGGTAGTGATACGACATCCCATGTTGGCATGTATTCATGATACGTTGCTGCATCAAGTTCTCCTTCAGTAATGACAATCTGTGTACCGTGACCTTTCCATAGGTGTTGACCAAAGAAAGATCCGTCCGATTCACCTTCGTACGTGAAGATCTTATTAGCTGTGCGAACCTTCGCGCCGATAGGTTGTCCATTACTGTTGTGATAATAAAAACGTAGAAGATTACCATCCTTATAGATTTTCATCTTCTCACAGGTTTTCTCAGACAAGTTGCGTTTGTTTAAACGACTTGCTGAACCTTCATAATACATTCTAGTTTTAGTTTGTTTCGATTGTGAACAATCTCCGGGTGTCCATTCTTGGCAAACAAAACAAAAGGTGTGACCATCGTCATAGACAGCTAGTCCATCAGATGATCCACACGTAGTACATGGATCATGTCTGATGAATTCAGATGAGCCATTCGATTGGAATGTTTGCAAAGCTTGTCCATGGTATGTCATGTTTTTCACACCACTTAGCGTATGTAGTTTTTGATTTCTTGCTGATCTTATTAAATGGAGATTGGAATACCATACGAAGATCTAGTTCAGGGTTCTGTTCTTTAACAGCCTTGATCTTTCTTCTATCTTCTGGTTCCCAGTAACCTTTGCATTCTAAGTAAACACCATTAGGTAATAGAAAATCAGGAGTGTAGTTGTGCATGATCTGATAAGGAACCTTAGTCGATTCATACTCATACTTCACTCCTAACTCAACCATAAGATCAGCGACTTTCTCTTCAAGTCCTGATCGGAATGCCATTACTTTTTCTTAGTGCCTTTCTTAACGCAATTGTTGACGGTCTTTCCACCTTTCTGTTTGGTGCCACGCTTCTCGTAGCCTTTCCAACATGCTTTATTAGTAGCCATTACCAAATACCAGGAATCAATTGTCCTGTTACAGCGTAAGCACCAAGAGCAGCGATAACACCAAGCATAGCAAGACGTCCATTCAGTTTTTCAGCCTTTTCGTTGTGAGTTTCGTACACGTCCATAATCTCCATTGGGGGTTCTTTTGCAAAGAGGTTCTGACGACCTCCATCTTCAGTAGTTACAGTCATCAGAAGTCAACCTCATCGTCAGTGGATTCAGTGGTGACATTAGGTTCAGATGTTTTATAACCTTTCATCGTGCCAAACAATGCTGCCACGTCCTCAGTATCCATGTCTCCAGTATCTACTCCAGCCTCACTGTTAAGCGATACAACCTGCACGCCAACAAGCTTAAGACTGGTGCCATACGTGACACCATCCCTGAGAATATAGGGCTTTTGATAGAAAGCAAGTTTAACCTTACTTCCACTATAAAGCGGAGTAGCTTCGTCAGTAATCTGTGTACCTTCAGTGTCAACCACAGGTGGACGGTTCTCTTCATTCCAACTAAACTTGATTTTATATTGTCCTTCAGCTACTTCTTCCCATGGTTCAGGCTTGAGAGTAGAACGCTTGGGATTCTTCAATTTAGATTCAGCCCACTTAAGGGATTCAGTCCTGTCAGACTCCAATGAATCAGCCATAGACTGATCAACTACAGCAGACAGAGAATAGCCAAATTTACTTGGCTTCAGTACAGCCTGAAAACCTTCAAGGATCACAGGCTCTTTAGTTACGATGGTGTTACGTGGCATTAGCAGAAAAAATAAGTGGATTCAATCACGGATTCAGGGCAGAGATCTCCGATGATCGGCGGTTTAGTTTTGGCACCTATCTGGTCTGCCCATGACTCCAGAAAGGAAGTCTCAGCGAATAGATGCATGTAAGTTTCACGAACGATGGATGAAAGATTACCCATGTCAGTAGCACGACATAGAACCGAATCATGTATGAGGGAAATCGGAGCGTCGAAGCGTAATGCAGAAAGGTGTAGTAGTGATGCATCAAGAGAGTGGATAAGGTTTGGTGCAGTTGCGTTCTTGTGATGGTTTAGATCAACCTTGTCACTGTCATCTGTTGCTACTCGTATATCAACTACACCTAATAGCTGCAGTTGTACACGCTCATACAATTTCTTGTTTAATTTCTGAGTAACTACAAACCCTGATGGTGTACACCACTGAACTTCAGTAGCACCATCTTTGATACACTCACGTATAGTTTCTTCAATCCATGTCATGACAGCCATTGGACCAGGTACAACCTGATGCATGGCTTCTCTAACAGCGTTAACTGTCTTTGTTAAATCATCCTTATCAACCTCTACACCTTTTTCCTTCAGTGCATCACGAATGTACTGCCTGTTGGAATGTGGTTTAGCGTTGTAAGGTACGGTCATCACTACACGTTTGACTGTTTTTCTGTCCATGTAAGGCTTGACAGAATCAGGAACGTTTGGTAATGCAGTTTCAGCTACGACTCTGTAGGCGTCTTGCGGTCTGTCTCCTGGCAGGACATTGACAAGACTTGCAGTTCTTGCGTCTCGGCATAGTCCGGCGAGTATTTGTAGACCAGAGCAGGTGGCATCAGTAGCAACTGGCAAGCTAGTGTAATTTCGATCACAACTAATAACACAGTGGTAATACTCATCACATGCAGCTAAGAATTGCCAAGGCTCATCCGCTGCTTCCCAGATACTGATATTTCCTATTGGATCTTCAGCAACTGCTGTGATGATTGCGTCGTTCTCTTGTACCCATTGCATACGTTCATGCATAGGTGCTTTATCCAGACCATAAGTAGTAGCTACCTGAAAGGCAAGCCAATCTTCTGCGTCCGGTG